GTTGGCAGGTCAGTAACAAATGTGGATTCGTTTGACTCAACGTAATCCTGTATTGCTGTTTTTAGCGTTGTGAATGTAAATGCCATTAGCTTGTACTCACGGTTACTATGCCAACGCTACCAAACATATCCAAACCAACTTGGCCTACTGGGTTAAAGGAGGTTAACAATCTGCTTTGATCCAGACCTTGATCTGGTCTTGGGTTTCTCAAAGCCTGCGGATCATCCATACGAATCCTGCCAAGCTTAAGCTGTGGTTGATCTGGGCTGTTAACGTCGCGACCAACCAAAAAACCAGTAGGCCTGCCGTTTACGATTTGGGGCACAAGGTCTTTTAGCGGGTATCGAAAACCCGTTAAGTCGCAGTAACCGAATGCATGTTTACCACTAGCGTAAGCGCCCATACGTTAAAACCCCGGTGCTATGTAAATAGATGCTTTCTCTCTGTCAGCATCAGCAGCTAAGTTCCACTGCTCCTCATAATCAGCCTTCAGCACTGATGATCGAGATGCTGCGTTTGGAAACTTAAGGCTTAATTGATAAGACAGGCCTGCAACCAAGCAAGGCAAGAACCTAGCTGGTACGTCCATATTGTTTGAAGCCGCAGAGCCTGCATCATCGATACGCTCTAAGTAGTAATAAACAAACGTATAGGACGCACTATCTGGCACAGGCCAAAGGTTAACCGTGATCTGTGCTGGCGCTTTGTCTATCTGATACTGCAAAGGCTTGCTTTGAGTAAGCTTGTTTGACAGATGAGCGTACTGACTTACAGATATCCTGCTCAATGTTTGATCTTGCTGGCTAGAACTGTCACCCGCATTGGTGCGAACAAACGCTTCTATAATGTCAAATATCTTTGCATCTAATGCGTAAGCAGACGTTCCCTCAGTAAGGGTTTGCGTACCCTCTTTGACCGTCCAAAGATTTAGCCCTCTGTTCTGCCATTCCAGCATAAGCAGGTTAATGCTTCGTCTAGCTGTGCGATAATCATAGCCACTACGAAGCTCTAAACCAGCACGTTCAAACGCTTCTTCCATAGCATCAGAGAGATCTAGGTTGAATGCAAATGTGCCACTAACAGCCATCTAGATCATCCGACCTTTGGTCTTGCCTCTAATAGCCATACCATCAATAGACTTCACTTTGCCGCCAGCTTTCATCCCATCCATGCCGCCAGTGCCGCCTGTGGCAGACATAATCTTTTGCATACGCTGTTCTTCAGCGGCATCAGCAGCTTCTCTTTCTAACCGCCGATCTTTCTTTTTATCTCGTCTGTTTTTTAGATAGCCAGCAAGAGGGCTTATCGCAGCTAAAGGTTCTTCAGCAATGAGTCCAACCAAACCACCACCGAGTATCCCAAGGTCTTTCTTTCCCATTACGGCCTCCTAGCCTTCTGCTTCTTTTTAGAAACACGCTTCTTTTTAGATGGCGCGTTCTTAATTTGTTTGCCCATTTGCGCTCGACTAATCGTCATCAGCCTCTACCAAACTTTTGTTTTTGAGATTTAGGGGGAGACTTCTTGCTGCCTCCCTTGCCGCTCCAAAAAACCTTGTTTGCCCAGTATGCGGCACTAGTCTTGCCCTTAGCTATGTTTTTGCCGTGTCGAGCCTTGAAGCTCTTACGGGCCTCTGCGCTGTAATTGTGACCCATCTTCTGGTCACCAAAGCGGATGATCTTCATCTTGCCGCCATCGCGCACAGCAACTACAGCCTTCTTGGTTTTATGACTAGGGGTGCGTTTAGGTTTGTTTAGGCCGGTAAGCCCGACCTTTTTTAGCCTATTTTTCTCAGCGTCAGTTAAGCTCATTTCTTGCGTGACCTGTTTTTTGACTTGGACTCTACGCGAAGGTTTTTTCGTTTGTTGTTGAGGGCATTGCCGTCCTTGTGATGAACGTCCTTGCCGTCACCCTTCTTAACCTTGCCAGAAGCAGCCATTTTACGCCGCGCTGCATTTCGACCCGCACGGCGCTTCTTCTGGTCTGGTTTAGAGTGAAACTCTTTGTACTCTTCTTTGTAGTTTCTAGCCACAGCTTGATCTAGAAGTGCTTCCGCACCTGCATAACGATGTTGTAAACATCACCGCTAGAATGACCAACAGTCGTGAATAAGATGTCACCGTTTACGCCAGAACCAGCATTATTGGGTATTCCTGTAAAATCAGAAAAATCCAGCGTATCTGCCCAGTCAGCGTTAAGCTGCCAAGCAAGCACGTTAGTAGACGCATTGAAGAAGATTTTTACACCCATACCAATTGTTGAGTAATAAATCTTTTGAATGGATACCTTCGTGCAAGCTGCTCCAGTCACAGGGTCAACGGCAAGCGCAGAGACATCTATCTTAGCAACGGCGCTTTCACCAGTACCATCGCTAACATTTGTAAACCTAAAGATGGCAGTGTTGCCGCCATCCTGAATGGTTTGGGTTGCTACTGCATCAGCCATAACCGACTCCTATTATTGATCGGCAAAGGCAGGTGCCGTTGCGCTCGTAACAGTGCCGAAAATTTGATAATTAGTGGTATTCAAACCAACAATGGTTACGTCAAAGCCAGCGGGTACATTCAACTGAATGCTGCTGTTTGAGTTTCCGTCAGAAAATACTGAGCTAATTTCGTTATCACTGTCTAAGAAAGTAACACCGCCGATGTAAAAGTTAGTGTTGCCGGGAGTAACGATGATCGCATCCGTTGCATCCGCCGCACCACCTGCGTAAACAAACCTAAACACAGATCCGGCGATAGGCGCTGGCAACGTGTAGGTGTTGTCTTGTCCACCATCGGGAACAAGCAATATTCGCCCGCTGTGGGTGGCGTTGGTTAAAGTTACATTGCTATCGGCAAGGCTAACGGGGCCGTCACCAATAGTTGCAACCTCGGTAATAGCACCAGAGGTGCCGTCTTTGCTTACAGTTTTGAAGGTGCTTTCAGAGCGAACCGCACCAGTGAAAGTTGTAGTACCCATTGTAGCCTCCTGTCTGGGTTAGTCCAAAATGTTCCACATGGAACAATCGGTCAGGAAAAGAACAAGGGCCACCAAATGGCAGCCCTGTTCGATTGCCTAGCTATTAGCTAGATCCGGGCGATCCGTAAATACCCAATGGGTCAGATACGCCAAACGAGTATCGCTCACGCGCTTTATAGCGCACGTTACCCGTATCGAAGTCACCATCCATCGACGTTTCTAGCGCAGTACGCTCAAACATCTTCATACCGTTTGGTATGTCAGTGATGATGAAGAACGCATTGCTGTCAGTCAAATAGTGATTAACAGCGTAACCGCCGGGGATTGCACCCATATTGCGGATGGCGTTCAGATCGTTGTCAGCCGTGCCGACACGCTGAGTGGTCTCCAGCAGACGATCTGCCGTAAACATCAGTGCAGGCGGTACAACCAAGCTACGAGGACGGGCTGCGATTAACAGTCCACGCTCATCTGTGAAGGCTGCAATCTCAATGATTGCCTGCTCCAGTGAGGTCTCGTTCAGGTCAGCACCAGTAGATGGACGGTTGGAATTGGTTCCACCGTTTACTAATGGGTGCGAAGCGTTGAACAACGTAACACCGTCTCCAGATTGGAAGCTGGTGAAGCCATTGTTAAGCGGATTCGCTGCTTTAACCTGCTTGGTGTAGGCCATAGCCCGTGCCAAAGCTTTCGTGTAGCGAGCAGAAAGAGAATCGTAGAGATTGTCTTCCATCGCTTCCTCGGTGATGGCGAAGCCCATCGCTATCGTCTCGTGATTATAGCGAGCCGTGTAGCTTTCTTGAGCCGAATCATAAGAGATTGCAGCGCCTTCAGCCTTAACGGGAGCAGCACCAAAGCCGCTCAGTTTCACTTCTTCCTCAAAAGAACGATCAGAACTTTCAGTCTCATAAATGAGAGTGTGTTCATCTTCGTATTTCTCGTACTCCAAACCAAACAGAGCGTTAAGCCCCGGCAGGAGTTCTTTAAGCATTTGCGCTCTTGAAATTGCCATTGCCTAATTCTCCTTAAACGCCGAGCTTGGTTTCGTAAGCGTGGCTCAAAGGCAGATAGGTTACGATGCAATCTGTGAATGCATCACCTACGGTGCTTGATGGGCCATCTACGAAATCAACGACACGCAGTGGTAGGGTATTAGTCGTAGCAATAGAGCCGCCGTCTAGGGCGTTCTTGCTTCGACCGATTGATGTTGATCCAGCAGTGTTAACCGCTGAGATGTTGTTTCCAAGGCCGGTTTGAGCAATAGCCTCATCACCCTGCATACGGAACAACAACTTAGGATCGTCAACAACGTAAGCAACGATATCGTCAGCAGCCGTAGATGCTGGGAATTGTTGGTTAAACGTCTTTTGGTTTGTTGATGGGTCTGTGTAAGCGCAGCCTACAAAGATACCAACAGTGCCAGCAACAACAGAAGTTGTTACAGCGGCTTTTTCAACGGTGCCAGCAGCAACCAATTTTACGAAATCGCCATAAAAAATAGCAGTTCCGTAAGCATTGGCGATCTTAATGTGACGAACCTTGCCCGTAAACG